AGCCGCGTCGAGGGTCTTCCCGTCGTGGAGCTTCTCCACGTCGGTCAGCCCGGCGGTCAGCATGCACGCGGCCTCGAGGACCGCGCCGGTCATGGAGTTGTCCGGCACGTGCGCGGCCGGCGCCTTAGGCCGGTCGGCGCGCAGCACCTCCAACTCCGTGCGCGTCACGTCCCAGCCTTCCTTGATGGCCTTCGCGGCAATCTCGGCGTGCTGGTCGCTGCAGACCTTCCGGACGGCCGCGATCCGCTCCTGTTCGGCCGCGGCGTCGGCGCGCATCTGCGCAGCCACGTCGGGCACGTCCTCGACCGGCGGCGCGGGCGGGCCGGCCTCCGTGCCGACCGGCGCCTGCGACTCGACCTTGGGGGTCTCCTTGCCGGTTCCGCCCTGGGCGTCTTTTTGCTTGTCGCTGTTGCTCTCGTCCATGATGTCCTTCTCCCGATTGGCCGTTGCGGCCACACTGGCCGACGTGCTGTCGTCGGCCCCAAGGTCCACGAAACTGATCTCGCCCAACGTCGCCTTGCGGACGACGTTCACGGGGCCGGTGAAGTCCCGACCGTTGACCAGGACGGTCTGGTTGTCCTTGACGAACTCGAACTGCTCCACGGCCGCCCCGATGCTCGCCTGCCACGGGAAGCCGTTGCGGGCCGAGGCGACGATCTCCTTGGCGGCCTGCGTGTCGCGCGAGACCACCCCCGCGGCAATGAGCTTGCCATCCGTCACGCGGATGCTGTCGGTATGCCCCACGCCCGCGGTCATGTCGTGCCCGAAACGGATGGGCCGGCTCTGCGAGGGAATCGCCAGGCCGGCCAGGTCCACGATGACGGGATACCGCCAGGCGGCGATCCGCATCGGCCCGCCCGTGTAGGCGACCATGCTGAAACGCGGCAGTGCGGGCTTGCCGTCGCCGCCCTCGGCGGCGAGGATCTCCATCTGGGCCGTGAGTTGAAGCTGCTCAGGCAGCTTCGGATCTGTCTTGCTCTGCTTCATCGTCGTCTTCCTCTTCTGATGTATGCCGCGAGGCGGGCAACGTGTCCGCCTGGGACAGCCCCAATTCCTTCATCAGCACCATTTCCTTGGCCCGCTGGCGTAGTTCGGTTTCCCAGTCCTTGCCCTGGCGGGCATACTCGGCCGCCAGCGTGGTGGTATTGCTGGACAGGCGGGTGGCCTGGGCGTTGGCCTCCTTGGCCGGGTCGACGTGCTCGTGGCCTTCCCAGAACCACTGGTGGGATGCATCCTCCAGTTCCTCGAGCCCGAGAACCTTCACGGCCTCGGCGATCCACGCGGTAAGAATGCGGTTCAGAACGACCGCCTCGATGTGCGACTGCTCGACGCGGATGTTCTTGAAGTAGGTCTGGTGATCCAGGCGCCCCGAGGCGTAGTTGTAGCCCGACGAATTGCAGGCGGCGATGTTGTACGGCATGTTCAGGCAGCGGGCGATCTCGTTGAGGATCTCCCGCTTGAACATGTCGTACGTGGTCGCCGGCTGCTCGGCCTTGACCTGCGAGGGCTCCCAGCCCTCCGGCGTGAAGATGGCCATGTTCGGCGAGAACTCCATCTCCGTCATGGGCTCGACTTCCGCCGCCTCCCCGCCTGCCGGGGCGTTGGTCTTCATCAGTACCGCAATGTTGGCCGCACTTTCAGCCGCCGCAATCACCGCGAGCGTGTACCTCCGCAGCTGCGCGAACAGGGGCAACGCCGGCAGGATGTCGGGCAGGCCGCGGCGCTGGCCGGGTCGGTCCGCCCGGAACCAGTGGATCGCACCTTCGGCCGGCACTCTCTCGTAGTCGAGTGCGATGGCAACACCGCTGCCGGGATGGGACTTCAGGACGTGGTACTCGACGGGGTTGCCGAAGGTGTCGAAGACGATGCCGTCCACGGCGTTGGCGTCCTGCCGGACCTTCACCGACGGGGTGGCGACCTGGTCAGCCTCGAGGAGTTTCAGGTCCAGCTTGACGGGCGAGTCCAGCTTCTCGTTGGAGAACAGGACCGCGAAGGCCTCGCCGTCCTGCGCCCGCGCCATCCGCATGGTGCGAAGCTTGCCGGGCAGGTCCACGGCCTTCGCCCACCCGGCGAATTCGGCCTCGACCTGCCGGTTGATCTCCGCGTCGTCGGTGAGCATCTGAAGCTGCGGGCCGGTCCCGATCACGTCGTTCGCCAGCGTCAGCACGATCCCGCGAGCGTAGGAGTTGTTCGCGACCTCATAGCGAGCGCGGTTGCGAAGCGTGCGACGGATATCCGGGTTCGCTGCCGCGTCGGCCGACAGGCCGTCGGCATTGGCCCAGTGGCGGCGATTGTCCGCGTTGGTCTGGGCCGAGTCGAACTTCGCGCGGACGATCAGCGTTCGGGCAATTCCGCCCGTCCGCCTCGGACGCCTTGAGAAAGGCCAGAAGCCCATGCCTACACCGTTCCAGACGGGACGATCTTGACTCGCGTGAAGCCCTTGGCTGGATTCTTCGAGACCGCGTCCTTGCCGGCCAGGTACTTGTCCGCTTCGATCTGGTCCTTCAGCGAATGCTGTTTGGTCTTCACGCCGTCCACCTCGGCCGACTCCGGTCCCTCGGCGTTCTGCTTGATCGTGTCTTCTAGGTCGTCTGCCATGGCTACGATCCCTGCACAGAAGGGGCACATGCCCTATACCCCTTACCTATGCCGTCCCCGCCCAACCTGCCCGCGAAGGGGCGAGACCCCCGCCTACCCGGCGGAATTTAGGGCATCTCTGGTTGCCCGAGTGAGGTCGGGGGGGGCATACCAAGAGATGAAGACGTGTAACTGTCTGCTTTGATTGGGCTTATGCGATGTGGCGTCGACTCAGAAGCGAGCCGGTTCGTCGCCCGTCATCGTTGCCTTGACTCAACCCATGCTGACAAGTGACGAGTGCATCCTACCTGCCGGAGAAGATCCGTTCGTTACGGTATCATGCGGACCTTCCCGGGAATCTAGAGCCAGGGACTGGCAAGCAGCCGTGCCATGAATCCCATTCTCCCCCAGATGTTCTGCTACGTGATTTCTTCGCTTTCTTCCGCAAGCAGCGCCGATTCAGCATTCTCTGGTGCGCTGATCCACAAAGTGTTAATCTGATCGATGTCCAGAATTGGGGCCGATCGCATTCGCTCCTTTGCGTCTTGTCGCGCGAGATCCAGTTCGCTAAAGCGGCCGTGCAACTTGCGCATGTGGGCATAGCAGCCGATATCAATGGCAAAGGCGTGATATGTGCCGGGCTGCGACTTGTGCGTCAGTGCACTCCCGACATTGTGGATGATCCGGTAGTCCAGAAGCCGATAGACTAAATCCCGAACGCGGTCCTCTTGTTGCATCATCTGTTCGGATATCAGGAAGACGTTCGTCCTCTTTACAATGCAGAATTTGCGCAGCACATAGATTCCGCGGATGAGAATATCCTGCTCATTCCCCTCTGAGTCTTGCTTGAGTTCCTCAATCCTTCGCTCAAAGTTGGATCGGCTAAGGATTCGGACATCGTCCTTGCCAATCCGACCATCCCCGCCATTGCTGCGTGTCGATGCCAGGACCTCCAGGAACAGGCTGAGGCAGTCACGTGGGACGCCTCCGCCGGCAAGAATGAGCCGTTGGAACCCCTCCCCCTTGAAGAGCGAGTCTACTTCTTCAGGGCACATCCCAGCGATTCGCCCGAACTCGTGGAAGATTTTGTGGTTCTGCTCTTCCGTGCGGAGGAGATCGGCGAGGGTAAAGTCAATGTTGATGGGCTGGTAATCATGGCGCTCCTGAGCTCCAATCGGTTGCCCATGTCTATCAGCGAAAAGAACGCTGGCGTGGCGAAGCGTGGCGAGTTTGAAGTAGAGGGGGAGGTCTTTGCAGATCCGGTGCAGATAGTCCATCACATAAGGTTGGTCCAAGCGGTTCAGATGGTAGAAGTCATCTATCTGAAGGAAGACTGTTTCGATAGTCGTTGATAGCTCAAAGAACTCTCGGATCTGGTCCTTGAGTGTAGGAAGCCATGCATCGAGGTCGCGGATCTTGTCGTCCAACCTCTTGTAGCTTCTCTCGACTGCCGCCCGGTATCTCTCACTACTGGCACTTTCGGCAAGGAGCGAGCTGACCGGTGAAAATAACCCGCCCCCGACCTTCTCAGACGTTCCCTGTTCACTGGTTTCCGCCTCTCGGATCTCCTGTTCCTGGCGGTCCGCCTTGGCCTTAAGATTCGCGAGCTCGGTCCGAACCGACTTGATGAGGCCCTTTGACCTCTTCTTACGGCCGAACCATCCCCTGGGGTGCCTCTCGAGTTCAACGAAAAGCGCATCAAGTATCTGGATAAGTACATTGGGAAATGAGTGCTTCTTGAAATCCTCGCAGTTGAGGTACACGACTTTGATAGTGGTGCCGAGGCCCGTGGTCGAGTGGTGAAGGAGCAGGGTCTTGCCGCAACCGCGCCGACCGAAGACTGCGTGGTTCTGCCGCGCAGTGATGTCGCTGAGTACATTGCCGACATCAATGTATGGAACCGCCTTCGCACCACCGCGCTGGACCCTAAGATTCTCGTTGATCGCTAGTCGAAGTTTGTTCAGCTTGTTCTCGAATGTCATGTTACGGCTCCGATCGGCCAGTCAGTCAAGTTCGACCGGCTGTCCCCATATGACAATCCGTCTTCCGCAATGTCGACACTCTCGCCGGCGGATGAACTTCCCGCCCCAACCCCGACGCGTGCAGACTACCCGGAAATGCTTGCATCCGCAATGCCGGCATTCCAAAGGGCGCGTGTTCTCGCCAGGCGACCATCTCTTGCGCTCGGTTGCTGCCCCGTCCATGCTCATCTCCTCCGCAGGTCTGCCTGCGTGTACCGCTTCCGCTGCCGTTCGGGCATCGTCTCGCCAGGTGATTTCACGCCGCACAGGGACGCCGCCGCGGCGCAGCCGACGAGGCAGTCGAGCCAGTGATTGTCCAGCCGCGTCGGCCGGGCCGACCATTCGTGCACCACGCGCCCCAAGGCACTGGTCTCGACCCAGGTTTCCGAGTGGGCGACGTGCTCGGCGAAAAGGTCGTGCTCCCGACCGTCGGTGCCGAAGATCGAGATGCAGCCCCGGTCGCCGGCCGCGGTGGCCATCCCGCTGTGCACGAATGTCTTCCAGTAGTTCACATCCACCAGCACGTGCGGGAACTCCGCCGTCTTGCGGACGTTGGGGATGTACCAGAAGTGGCCGTAGACCTCGCCGGGATGGCGGGTGTAGGTGGACAGGGGCTTACGGCTGGCGCGGATGCCGATGCCCTTGGCCAGCATCATCGCCGCGCCGCCGGCCCGGCGTTTCACGTCGGCGACGATCCCCGGCTTGTAGCCCATGTCCACCAGTACGCGATCGATCTTCATCAGCCCGTCGCCGCGCTTCCAGTCGCGGGCCAGGTACGTTGAGGCGAGCTTCTCCAGCCCGGCGTGGATCGCCCCATCCACGCCCCGGCCGGGAAAGGCCCGCCGGAGCGTGCGTGAGGCGTTGGCCAGCGTGAAGCTGTATCGCTTCTGCTGCGGGAACGTGCCGTAGTCGATGACATACCCGGTGAAGTTCTCTTCCCACGCGCAGACGCAGTAGAACAGCAGCTTGTCGTGCACGTCGATGAACATCGTCAGCTTCGTGGCCGCCAGCGGTACGGCCCCGCGCTCGTATGCGTTGACCTTGCCGCACACCATCTCGACGGTCAGCACGTCGTCGTTGGTTTGCTCGAGAACCGGTTCGTTCTGGTACTCGCTAGCGAAGGCCTCGGGGCCGACCTTGAGCTTCAAGTTCATGGCGTGTTGGAGGGCGGAGATCTCCGTTCGGCTGTCGTAGCGATCCTGCCAAGCAACGATCGCGCCAGCATCCATCGCCTCGCGCCGACGGCGGTAGAATTCCATGGCGGCGGCCGGACCCTCCACCGCCCGGAGGCGGGTGTACTCGTCCCAGAGCTTCTCGTTGGACGGGAATGCGTAGATCAGCTTGGTGCATTCGCTGTCCCACTCAGGATTCTTCTCGCGGTCCAGGATCTGGTCGGCCATGTCGCCGTCATAGATCTTCGTGCAGGTCAGCACGGCCGCGATCTGTTCGCCTGGTCCAGCCATGCCTAGCACGTCGCCGTTGAGCAGTTCCATGCGACGCTTGGTCTGCGTGGGAGACGCAGCTGACTGCCGTGTCTGCGGGTCGTCCAGGAGCACCAGCGAAGGGCGGATGATAGAGCCGTCCGCCCGGCTGTGCTGCTGGCCGCGCATGTTGGCGTCGAGGCTGGTCGTGGTAATGATCGAGCCCAATGACGGGCTGGCCTCGTAACCGTCCTGCCGCAGTGCCAGCGGCAGGTGCTCGCCCTCGAGCGTCGGGAAGACGAGCTTCTCCTGGCCCCAGTGCACGTGCGTGAGCTGGCCCTGGATGTGCTGCTGGAGTTGGCGCTTCGAGCTGTTCTCCAGCGCCCGCAGCGGGTAGACCGCCTCGGGGAAGTCAGCCAGCAGCAGTGGGTTCTCCAGGGTGTGCTTCTTGATGGGGAGTAGAAGTTCCTTCGCCCGATCGTCGGCCGCGCCGATCAAGCAGACGAAGGGCCGGTAGCCGCAGAGGATCGCCCACAGCGCCGAGCAGCGGGCCAGCGTCGTCTTGCCCGATCCGCGGGGCATGGCGAAGGCGAACAGGCCGCCGTCGCGCACGGCCTTCTCGATCTGGCCGATCACGCGGAGGTGGTCATCCGACCAGGCCCGGTGGAACGCCGCGGCGAAGTACGTTTCGCAGAACAGACGGAACGACTCCGCGCAGGCCTGCCGCCGCGCATAGTCTTCGATTTCAGGGACGGGATAAACGTCCTGGCTGGCCTTGGTCGCAGCACGGTTGCGCTCGGCCTGGCGACGACGGGCCTCGGCGTAGTCCATCTTCGCTGGCCGGGGCTTGTCGAACTCGCCCATCAACCAGCGGACGTAGCGCACCAGATGAATGTGCGCGCCATCCCCGAATCGCAGCGCCCCGATATCCATCTGGCGGCGCAGGCGCGACCGCGTCAGCACTACGCCCAGCGGCGTGGCGTTGACGAGCTGGAGCAGCTCCGACTGCGTCAATCTGACCGGGTCAATCGCCATCGGTCCCCGCGATCTCCCGGTTCAGCCATGCCGCGTAGTGGACCAAGTTGATCCGCCCGGCCGCGTCTGTCGGCGCTCCGGCCGCCGCGTGGTCGCGGACCTTCTCCGGCGGGATCTGCAGCATCTTTGCGAGCTGCTCGACCGTCAGGGCCGTGGGGTCCACCGCCTGCGGCGTAGGGGCGGCGGGGTTCCTCGAAGAATTTTCTCTAGCTGTCATAAGTCGCGCACTCGCCAAAGCCTACGGCATAGGTAAACCTCCGGACCCTCGCATCAATTGCCTTGGCATTCCCGCCAAACCATGGCCCTGTGTGTGCATGAACATGGCAAACGGAAAGGACGGAATGATGAACGCGACCCCGAAAAGCACCACGACGCACGAATGGCTGACCGCCCGGAGGCCGAACGGACGCCGCCGGATCGAAACGCTCGGCTGGAAGCGGCTGGCGGGCATCTATTACGCCGCCCGCCCCGGCAGCAAGGTCCGCAAGGCCATCAACGCCGAGGCCCGCCGCTGCGGGTACACGCCGAGCACCATCCTGGCCCTGAACGCCGAGTAGGAGGGACCGACCATGGCGAGCAAGACGATCCAACGCGACCTGAAGCGCCTCGACGAGGCCATCGCCCGCAGCCGACGCATGGCCGCCTTCCACGACGGCGAGGATGACTATCTCGCGGAGGCCTACGAGCGGGATGCCGACGGCCTCCAGGCGATCCGCGACGCCGTCGCCGCCGGCGAGATGGCCGAGGCGGGACGCATTGCCTACGACCTCGACACCTACGTCCGCGACGAGATCCCGCCGCGGCTGTTCAACGCGATCATGAAGGCCAACGGAACCAACGACTGAAAGGAGCCCCCGATGGCGAAACGACGCAAACGCCCCGAGACCTACGAACACGAAGCGGCCGACGGCCGGAAGGTCCGCGTGACCGTTCCGGACGCGACGGACGAGGAGGTCCTCTTCGATGCGATCCGGGACAACTTCAGCCCGCAGGCCACGGCGGTCATGGCGGCATACCTCGATGCCGTGACCACGAACAACGCGGACGTCGACCGGCAGGTCCAGTGGTTCACCGACCGGCTGATTGAGCTGGTCGGCGGCCGTGCCGCATACAACCGCCTCTGCGACGAGGCCGGTCTCTAGAACCCCGTCCCCATGGGACACAGCGAGAAGGAGAGCATCATGAAGAGCAGCGAAGTCAAGGCTGGCGAGATCTACCACGCCAAGGTGTCGGGCAACCTGACGGCGGTCCGCATCGTCCGCGAGGCGGACAACGGGAAAGGATGGCACGCGGTCAACATCAAGACGAAGCGCCCCATCCGCATCAAGAGCGCCCAGCGCCTGCGGCGTCCGCTGACCGCGAAGGAGGCCGGCATCGAGAACACCGCGCCGAAGTCGCCGGTCCGCAAGCCGAGGGGCCACCGCAAGGCGGACGTCGCCAAGACGGTCGAAGCTGTCGCGAAGGGCGACCTGACCAAGGGCGTGACGGTCCCGACCAGCAAGAAGAAGGCCGGCAAGAAGGCAGCCGCAAAGGCCGACGGCGAGAAGCGCCCCAGCGGACTGGACGCCGCGGCGCAGGTGCTGGCCGAGGCCAAGGAACCGCTGAACACCAAGGAGATGGTCGCCCGCATGCTGGCCAAGGGACTCTGGCGCACCAGCGGCAAGACGCCGGCGGCGACCATCTACGCCGCGATCATTCGCGAGATCAACGCTAAGGGCGATGACGCCCGCTTCCGCAAGGTGGCGCGAGGCAAGTTCGATCTGTCCAAGTAGCCGACGCCTCTCGCCTCCCCCTCCTCCACCCCGGTCCCGACAGGGACCGGGGTTCTC